CCGAAAGTCATCTGATTAACTGCTGCTAATGCATCTTCAAGTTTCTTTTTAGTTACAGTTCTTGCCCATGTAACGCTATTTCCAGAACCAGTTTTAACTGATACATTAACAACGAGACATCCGCTGATGTCTTTGTCAAATACTTGTTTCAAAGCAAGGTTAGCAGCAGGAGTGTCAGTTTCACTACCATCTGCAAGAACTGCTTCTGCTGCGGATAAAGTGGTGTAAAACTTAGGTTCCAAATAGTTAGCTTCAGTTTCAAAACCACCAATCAAGCAGACAACATCGTTTAAATAAGGATTGCTATTGTTAATCCTTTTAACTTCTTGTTTAACTTTAATAATTGGTATTTTATTTGTCATAAAAATAAATCCTCATAGTTCTTTTTTTTAATATAAATCATGTCTTAGTTCAAAAGCTCCCATCACTGCCCATCCATTTCGTGGATGGTTCATCAATTGGCTATTGGTGATTTTAGTATCTCTCACAATATTGGAATGTTCACGCCAATTAGTATTTGTGATGAATTCCTGCATGATATAATCATGCAATTCACATGCCTTTAGGTAAGCCTTGTCGCTTACACCTTTCACATGGACAATCACTATCGAATTAACACTCTCCGGTTGAGTATATGTCAAGTCGTCACCATATTCAACACTATCAATATACACATCGGCCACCGGTTTTTTTCCGAAGCCTTTCAATGTTTCCTCATTATATCCGTAGTTGATTTTGTTGAAGAGGACATTGTCATCATCATCGGTTAATGCTTCCAGGTTGTCATGGATCCATTGACTGATTGATGCACACATCCTGTAATCGGGTTGTGTTCTTTCGGTTACTGTGAATTCGTAGATTTCATCGTAATCTTTATGGGTCATTTATATGCCTCCACTGTTCGTAGCAGTCCTCTGCCTAAGAAGTCATTTGGTGGGATTGCTTTTCTTTTGGTACGGTATCCCCAAGGCATTTTCATTAGTTTGCCTTCAACTGCCTTGCTTCCTCCAAGTACGAATATACCATGTGGAGCTAATCCTTCATCCCAGTATCCTGTGATTAATGCGGATTTTTTATTTATCCTTGTGTCTACACGAATACTTCTTTTTAATCGTCCTTGGTCGTATGGTGCTTCTTTTTTTATGTTGTTTTGTAGGTTGATTGAGAGTTTTTTGGTTTCTGTTTCCAGTATGTCACTATTTTCAACGTACAATCGAACATAATCTTTTATCTCACCCATCTGCGACCACGTCCACGTTTTTGATTATAGGTTTTTCCGTGACTGTGTTTCACCATTTGGTGATTGACAAGGTCTGATGTTTCGGCTTCGCTGTTGAGATATGCATCAATGTAATCTTCAATTAATCCTTGTGCTTTGTTGAACCAGACATCATATTGTATTGGCAGTTCATCACCATGGTATAGGCTTAATAGTATGTCTGATGCGCTGTGATAGATTGCCACTGTTCTTAATGCATTAACGTTTGTTGTTGGTATTGGAACATAATTCCTTTTCAAGTTTGCTTCAATCCAAGTTGATGCATTTAAGATTGCAGTGTTGAACATTTCATCTGAGACATCGTCGCTGATATCTCCGAAGAGACTGTTGACTTCTGCCTTTGTACAATATGTTTTAGGTGTATCAGATGGAGTATCCTCTTGAATAGGAATGGTTTCTCCATCTGAGATTCCAATGGATACGTTATCATCTGACATAAAATATCACCTTTTTATGGGGTTTCTGGATTTTCTAAAGCTTCCACTCTTTCTTCTAAATTTTCCAAAACCCCTATTCTTTCTTCTAAATTTTCCAAAGATTCCACTTTTTCTTCTAATTCTTCAATTTTTCTCAATAACCTACGGTTAATATCAGTTTGAGAGCCTTCGAAGAAATTATATGCTTCAACCATCTTTATAATCCTCCTTACATTTTAAAAAAAGATTAATTGTAAAAGGAGTATTTAGTTTCCTTTCACGATTAAGAAACCGTTACTGTCTTTGATGTTGACATTGGATTCAGCCCAAATGTAATTGTCAACAGTTTGTGGTCTGCCAGTGTCCTCGGATTTCACGTTAATGAAAGCAGGAGGAATAGCAACACCTTCTTCGGTTTCAGTGATTCCATCATTTTCTAAAGTTTGAATTATGCTGTAAGTAGGGTCAGCATATTTCTCAATAGTAGCACCAGGGTTAGCACTGTCAAATATTGCCATGTCACCGGATGCGATTTTATGAGATGCAATGTAGTTGAAGTTTGGAGTGTAATCTTCTTTCCTTAATGCTTTGTCGATACTGATTTTATCAGCACGGGAAACGAGTACTGTGTCAGGTGCGTAACCTGTAGCGTTATCGTTAGCATCATATCTCATTTCATCATCTAAGGTGATTTCGTTTTCAATAATATTAGCTGCACTGGTCCATGCTTTTAAAGTTGCACTGGATTGTCTTCCACCTGCGATGATTGCGTTAGCGTATTTGTCTTCGAAGAAGTCTGCGATTTTAACAACTGATGCATTGTAGAATGATTGTAAGTTGCTATCGTATTTTCCTCTTTGTTCGTCACGAGTGTTTGCACGGTACATGAAACCGATTGGTAAGGTTTGACCACCTACGGTTTGTCCTTGTCCGAATTTGATTTCGTTGAAGTCAATTCCATTGTTAGTGTACATTGGTTCGGATACTTCAACATCACCGTTCAAGTAATTAGTGAATAATCCAGTTTCGTTTTGTTCTACTGGTAATAAGGTTAAGAATTTTAAGGTTTGGTAAATCCTTTTTTGTACGTATAATTCAGTATTCTGTACTTTATCATCGAATACTGCTGGTAAGCCGTTAAATGCCATTATAATAATCCTCCATTAGTATTATTTTAATCCGATTACGATTTCATCAGCACTGGTTTGACCGATTAATGCGATTGCATCGGATTTGGTTGTACCGGATGATGCGGTTTTCTTCCAACCATCTGTTGAGAATTCAACATACATTCCTGCTTTGATTGCTTCGGATGCTTTTGCAGGTACAGTTCTGATGTCACTGAATACGGTTTCAACACCACATTTTCTGAGTACATCAGCGGATTTTGCTTGGTTTTCAGTGTATCCTTGAGTTGGATCCACATCGTATTCAGGATGGTCATGTGCAAATCCTATGATTACTCCGTTTGCTCCGGTTGCTTTTGCAATGTATGGGTATTCCCCGTCATCTCCGACGATTGCTACTGCATCGCCTTGTTTTACTGGTGAAGCGACTGAAGGTTTTTTGCCGTCACCAGTTACACTTACAGTTTCTACGATGCTTACTGCACCTTCAACTGCTTTTGCTGGGATAGTAATCCCTTTGAAGATATTTAACATATTCTTATGTCCTCCATTTTTAATTTTTGAAATAATTGGCTATACGTTCAGCTGTACCGGAGGGAACACTTTTTCTTTTGTTTTGTGTTTCCACGATTGGTTTAGCATCACGGTATAAGTTTAAAAAGGTTTCATTGTCATTTAAGCATATTTTAACTGCGGATTCTCTTTGTTTTGGTAGGATTATGCCTTTTTGTATGTAGGCGTCTACGGTTGCTTCTGCTCTTTCTTTTTCCATTTCCGCGAGTTTGGTTTGCATTTCTTTGTATGCTTCGGTTTCTTTGAGTCTTGCCTCTACTTCGTCGTTAAGGTCTTGTACGGTTTTGTCGATTTTGGTTGTTTTGTTTTTAAGTTCTTGTTTTTGTTTTTCGATTTCTTGGTTTTTTTCTTCGATGATTGTTTCGTATCGGTTTTTGATTTCGTCGAAGTTGTTTTCTTTTTGTGCAGTTTCGAGTTGTTGTTCGAGTTCTGCTATTCGGTTTTGGTATTGTTCTTTGGTTAGTTCTTCGCTCATAGGTAATTCCTCCAAATTATTTTTATGGATAGAGCCTCCGCTAACAAATGAGTATAACATCATAGGCAAAGTTTAAAAATAAAAAATTAGTCTTTGTATTCAACTTCAAATCGAATGCCAAAACGTTCTAAATCTTTATTGACATTCATAATCATTTCCTTATAAGCATTGTCTATTTTTTTACGATGGTCTTTTTCCCAATCGATTTTAGAGGCTTCTTGTTGGTAAGGTTTCATTTTTTCCGCTAATTCATAGCTTTTAATATTAGGATATTTTTCTTTTAATTCTGCTCGTTTCTCACGTAAGAACTGTAATTCTCCTCCACTTGAAGAACCTCTTATATCATGGTAATCATCAACATGGGTTGCAAAAGCACCATTTACTGCCATTCTTAAATCAACATTAACTCCACTTCGTTCACTATATTCTGTATATTGATTATAATTAGGAAGTTTTACAACACTTATTCTGTTCCGTTTGTTTTCAGCAGAAAAAGAACCTAAATTAACCCCATCACTATTTAAACCCATAAATATATCCACTACGTCTTCATGAGACAACATTGTATAATGTTCATGGTCGTTAGGGTGTGTATGAGTTCCGTGAATAACATTGCCTTTTTCAGTTTCTTGTTGTAAAAATCGGATTTGTTCTCCGCTTTTACTTACTGTGCCAGTACTCCCATGACTTGCTTCGGAAGAATTGTTTTCAGTAAAAAATTGCATATGTTCTTTACGAGAGTTTCCATATTCTTTACCAAAGTTATCCAATTTCTCAGTAACCTTTGGAGGGATTAAACTCTCTTGAGGTTCATCAGTAATAGTTTGAGTTGTTGTAGTAGTCTGTGGTACTGGTTCGATTTTTACATTCGGTTCCTCAGTAGTATAATACACAACACACCTACAATTCGGATGAACCGGCGGTAACATACCAGTATCATTCATTGAAAAGATTCTATCACCAATCCAACCTTTACCACCAGCACTGGTATCACTTGGAGCAAAACTACCATCAGATTCCTCACTCCAATTTTTATGCCAAGCCTTCTTACACACTGGACAAGCAGTATTCCTGCACTCAACATAAAAACCAGTAGCACCACGCTCCTTATTAATCACATAATCACTGATAGTAGCAGTCCTTGCAATCTCAGTCCTAGCAATAGCCCTAGCACGTTTATTCTTAATCACACCAATACGATTGGAGATATTGGCTGCAATTTCATCCTGAGATAAATTATTATCATAACCATCTTTCACGATAGATCTAACACTCTCAGTAACATCATCACCAACATCAACAATCAGTTCACCAACTTTCTCTTCAACAGTAACCCGTACAAGTTCTTTCTGAGAAGGTCTGCTGAATCGGTGATTGTTGGTTTCGGATAATATCAAGTCAATCATTGTCTTATCATAACCTAATGAGATTAAAGGATTGCCTTTTTCAGGAAATGCTTTATGATAAGTTACAAGGAATTCCTCTAAAGTATCTGCTTGTCTGACTCCTTTCTCAACCCTTTTACTGATTTCATCGAAAAGCTTGTCAGTATATTTGATTCCTTGTTTAATCAATTTCTGTTGTGATGTCATTTGTATCAATGTCAGTTATTACAGTATCTAAATCATCAATAATTGGTGTGGTTAGGTCTTCGGTTGGTTCGGTGTAATTAAAGTTTTCTTCAGGCATTTCAGGTTCTTCATTCATGTATTCAACACCTGCTTCAGCTTTGAATAATAATGCAAGTGATTCCTGAACTGCACTATTCTCGGAGTCTAATGTTCCATTATCCATTAATGGTTTGATAATGTTAAATAATTTCTCTAAATCACCACTACTGAATTTATCAAAGCTTATAACTGGTGCTTTAACACCAGAACCAAAATTGAATTCAACAATACGATTAATCAATTGCTCCTGGAAGATATTTGCAATCTCTTCAAGAATTCCATCAAATACCATGTTACCAAATTCCAATTGGGTCTGTGACTGTGCATAAGTACCAGTCTGACTATTATCACCTAACAATAAGTTTCCGATGAACATACGACGGAATATCTGATTATCTTTGTATTGTAATGTTGAGAAATAAACTTCCCCTTTATGTGAAGATTCCAATACTCCTATTTCATCTTCCATTCCGATAGCGATTCCAGTTGTACCGTCAGCTACATTATCAAAAGCATATAACATTTCATCACGACTAACTGGATTATCTGTTTTACCATACAATGTAGGACTGCCGTTTTTTTCCGCAAAGGTTAAGAGCCAATCCATCAAGTTTTCCTTGTCCTCCACAATTGGTAAAAAGTCATAGAGCAATCCATGACCCTCCTTTTCATCATAAAGTGAATTATAACTGTAAAGTAAACATTTATCGATTGGAATGTCTTCATCAATATTATTATAAGACTGATGAATATGAGTCAGTTCACCATCATCATCAAACACAAAAGGCTCATTCTGCAATGTTTTGATATGAACTGGTACAATATCGCTGCAGATTAATCTGTTCTCTGCAGTGACGTCATAGATTATCTCATGCACATCAAAACCCCAAAGGATAGCTGAAGTCATCTGCTTAACAACAGTGTTCAGTTCAGTAGTCATGTTCTTCAACATGTCATTGATG